TTATAAATATCAAATGCTCCAGTATCTTGATTTACATAAATTACATCTCCAGAATCCATAAATGGTTGATCTATTCCAACAACTCTGCCATCTAATGCCTTACAAAACTGACATGTGTTTCTTCCTGATATTTGCCAGACCAATTTTGTATATCCATTATTTCTCCAGATCACCCGCTCATTAGCATTTGCAAAAGCAACTATTGTATCAGCAACTAATTTATCAGCATTTTTTGTAAACCATCCATCCATCCTTGCCATAATACCGTCAAACACTTCCTCTGGTTGAGCATCTCTTACAATTTGGTTCAATTGCCCGCTATGTGAATGAATATAATGTTTAATATGGTTCTCAATTAACTTATCCCAATATTCAGCAATTGTAGTTGTTCCCATTTCATCAAGAATAGCTTGATCCATAGTTGCCAAATCGAGCCCAATAGATCGAGCAGCAACTTCAGTTACCAATTCTTCATAAGCCCTTAAAACGGGTGCTAATTTTTGAACCATATATGAATAATGTTCTTCATAAAAAGTATCAACCCAGCCTGTGAATCCTGATACCCCTCTTTGTTGTAAATACTTTTCTGCTGCTCTTCTGATCGCCAAAACTTCTCTATTTATCACAGTTTGGTATGCTTCTCTTATTGGTTCTGAAAAAGATTTCTGAATTTTTTTAATTTGAGCCAATTTATTTGGATTAAATTCTGTCTGTCTTTTTTCTAACTTTTCTTCAATTATTTCAGCATTTTCTATGTTTTCTTTAAAAAATTCCAATAAATTTCTGTTTTTTGTAAAAGGCAAATTGGGTGGATTTGGCTGATTTTGTCCGGGCGCTTCCATAGTCATAAATTTATCAGCTGGAATCATATTCAATGGAACCATATACACATCTCCTTCTTCACCAATTGGATTCCAATTTTCCATTTTACGAATATCATTCACTGATAAAAATCCCCATTGCCGACCCAATGCATAATTTCGGTATCTGGTCTTGCTATCCCCTCTTAATAACCCATCTACACTATGTTCAAAAAAATATTTTTTTCTTTGCTTTTCACTTAACAATTGTGTACAATAAGATTGTTCCAGCTTTACCAGCCATGGAGTCAATGTATAAATAACAAATTCCAGCCCTTGAAATTCAATATTGTTATTTGTTGATCGGCTTAATTCTTTTAACATATGAACTGGCATATTGAATATACGAGCAACATCTGTTATATTAAATTTCTGCATTTCCAATGCCTGAGCTTTCTGAGGATCAGCTGAAATTTCCTTTGCAGTCATTCCTTCTTCTAAAATAGCCAGACGATGTGAACGGCTTAATCCCTGATGCATTTTATTCCATGCTTCTCTTAATCGGTCTTGAGCAGGAGCACTTAATGTTTCTGGGTGAGTCAATATAATATCCGGCCGGGCATTATTTCCATAAAACCTTGCCCCATATTCCTGTACAGCCAAAACCAATGAAATGGCTTCTTTATTTGTAGCAATAGGATTGTAAGCAATTAATCCATTCTTTGTAAATCCGGGTGTATATAAAACCCGCTCCTTCCCTAAATACAATGGCTTGCCAATTGCAGGATCATTATATATAAAAATGATTTCACCTAATATTCTGGTCATCTTCATATATTGACTTTGTAACGGCCATAAATTTACAATATTATCTGATTCATCCAATTCTAATTCAGCACATGAAAATCCCCATCTCAACTTCTGACCCATCTGTTGTTCCCTGAATACCATAGATGTCATTTCAGGATTAGGCATTAAATGCATTTTAGAATATAATGGTTGACCTATTGCTTTTTGTTTTCCTTGATCGTCTGGTAATCTTTGGTACATATGTAATGGCAAAGATGCTACACATTGTGATATCTGGGTAACAGCAGACCACACTGCTGTTGCTGTCATTGCACTTTCTTCATCAACACTTTTTCCTGTAAAAGAATCTCCATTGGCATTTCCAGATATTAACCAGCTTTCTAATTTGTTTGCATCTCTTGGCCAAGACAATGCCCTCCTTTCTGGTAATTTGATATTTTTTACAGCCTTTGATAATATACCCATTTTTTAATCCTTATTGCTTGACTGCCAATGCAGATATGATCAACAGTAAAAATCCGACCACTGTCCATGCAATCCATTCTTGATAAATGTATAATCCTTTAAATATCATCCCCAAAGCAATAAACATAAATATGTCAAAAATATAAGTCTGAAATCTTTTATTGGCTTTGCCAAAAAAATTTTTCAATCTTATCTTGAATGGAATTTTATCCATTTATCCTCCTATTCTATCTTATCCACCAATCCCCATTCCTGTGCCTTATCAACACAAAACCAAGTGGTTTCCTTTTCCTTTGCCTCCCATTCTTCTTTCGTTAGTTTTGAATGAGATGCAAGTTTATCCATATATCTATCTGTCAATAATTCCATCAACTCATTCTGGCTTCGTATATCTGATTTAGATTCATTAGAAAAATATTTAAACATTGAAGCCTCATGTACCATAAAAATTGTGCCAGGTGAGGCATATCTTTCACTACAGACAGCAAAAATAGGGACGGTTGCTGATGCTATTATTCCACTTGCATGACATTCCACATTAAATCCTGCCCTTTGTGCTATTTCTATTTGGTCGGCTAATCCAAGCCCTGCAAAAGCCGAACCGCCACCACTTGATATATAGATGATAATCTTTTTGATTCCCCTTGCTTTTAATATTTGAACATCATTCCACATAGATACTGCTTCAACAGATGTAATGGTTGAATATATCTGCATAAATGCAGTATCCTTATAAATAGTAGTTCCGTTGCTTAACTGGGATGATTCATTCTTGACTTCCATTGTCTTGTGAATAGCATTAGGATCCGGGCATGGGCAATTTTTATCCTCAGCATAAGAAATTGTTGACATAAAAATATATGCCAAACAAAATCCAATTACAAAACCGATTCTCATATGTGCAATTTTTATTTTCATCTTTCTTTCCTTATATAACTAAAAGATCCTCACTTTCATATTTGGACTTCCCTTTTAATTCTTTTCTCATGCATCTATCCAAAGCCATAACAAGCGCAACAATACCATCTATCTTCCCTTGAGAATTGGCTTTGTCAGGTTTGTAGTTCCCTGCCGCATCTGTAGCAACAGCCAGATTATCAGCCATGAACCTCATGATGGGATTATTACCATGATTGATATTCCTATTCAATAATCGCTTTTCCAGTTCCAGCATCGGCCCAGCCATTGAATAAAATCCCATGCCCATTGTAGCAACCCGTTCCTTTTTGCCCTGAGCCAATTCCCGACTTAATTCCATCGCCAACTGAAATCCCTGAAACAATCGGTCAACATTCATGCTATCCAGATTAAATGTTTGGGCATCCATTAAAACGCTCCCGAACTTCATCATAATCAATAGCATCCCCTGGAACAATATTCAGCCAACCTTCTCTATGCCATGATTCATAATGATGCCGGTATCTATTGGAACGGTCATACAATTTGGATTCTGGACACCAGAACCTTGACAATACATCAATCTGTTCTGGATTTCCCTCATCTGGAAATATCATTACCCATGCTGTCAGATCTGATACAGTGGACAAATCTAATCCTCCAAAACACAATTTACCCATCAACTCATCTTCTCTTATATCATAGGCATAATTCTTATCCCAAAGATCAATGTTTATCCATCTGGTGGATTGAGCAACCCAAACATCCAGATGTTTCCTCAAGAAGTTATTCAAAGCTGAAGGCATTTCTTTAGCCTTCAATGCTTTCCTTTGAAGGTCGTTTAATTTAACTGAGACACCTAAATTGGGATTTGCTTTAATCCAGTTGCTCTCATCCTTCCAATCATCTTCTTTATCTTCATCATTGATTTTTGTGTCTATGGAATAAATGATTCCAAAATAGGTGTCATCACTTATTATACCGTTTAATATCTTCTGAACATATTCATGCTGTTCCCAGCAGATGCTCTGCCTGTCAAACCCAGCCGTCGTAATTGCCATCTGCAATGGTTGCCTTCTTGATCCTGTAGCGGTTTCTAAAACATCCCACATATCCCTTGTTTTATGGGCATGTAATTCATCAATCAAAGCACCATGAACATTCAAACCATCACATGAATCACTATCCCTTCCCAGTGGTTCAAATTTACAGGCATCTCCTTCAATATGAAGATTATTTTTAAATATCCCTATCAAAGAACGAAGGTCAGAAGATTTCTTGACCATCCTTGTTGCTTCAGCATGGCTGATTATAGCCTGATCCCTTTTAACTGCAGCAGAATAAACTTCGGCACCGGACTCACCATCTGCACAAAATAAGTAAAGCCCGATGCCGGCTATAAGAGTTGTCTTTCCATTCTTTCTTGCAATTTCTAAATACCCTGTTTTGAATCTCCTGAACCCAGTTTGATCCATCCAGCCAAATAAATTCCAGATGATGAAATGTTGCCATGGTTCTAATACAAACTTTTGCCCTGCCCATTCTCCTTTGGAATGCCTCAATAAATCAAAAAAACTTATTACTGCCCACGCTTCATTCTCATCAAAATATATCCCCCTTTCTAATCCTGTTCCCTGTGTTTCATCTAATCCCTGCCAATTCTCACCATACCTTTCTCACCATACCTGTCCACCATATGTCTTTTGCATGCTAAACTTACCCATCGGTTTGATAATATCTTTCCAGTTAGAATATCCCATGCATATTGTTCAGCAGGATTAGATGGCAGTTTGCTTTTCCGTTTGAATTTGGTCATTACCTACGTTTCCGTAATTTTTCCAATGCACTTTCTTTTTCAATCGGTTTGATATTCATCCGACTTCTGGCAGATGGTGACATACCAAATTCAATCATTATTGCCCTCATTTCTTTTGCAGTTGTATTATATATCCCAATCAATGCATTTTGTTGTGCATATCCTTTTGGTGAAGTAACAATCAGATGGTCAGCATGAACAATCCCGCTTTCTTCATCTTTAATAGGATTATTTTGTAATTCATTTATCCGATCATTAACTTCCATCAATCTTGACCACAACTGACAATAGTTTGCTAACATTGGAACTTCTAATTCACTCAACAATCCTAATTCATATAATTGCGGAGCAACACGATTCCATTCTTTTCTTGCTTGTTTATTCCCTTTTAAGATTAATGGTGGTTTCGGACAACTGGAAGGTATTTTTGGCTTGGGCTCATTTTGATTGATAGGTTTCCCGGTGGGATTTCCTCTTAATATTCGCAAATTAGTTGGAACAGGTTTGCGGCCACTCCTTTCTTTTCCCATAACACTTTCTCCTTAAAAAAAATAGTTCCCTTATTATTTAAAGAAAAAAGTGCAAAATTTAAAGGTTTTTGATGTAAAATTTTATTGAGACATAAAAAAAGGGATCTGATTGTTCAGATCCCTAATGATAAAAGTAGCGGACAGGTAGTTTAAAATACAAGCGTGTATTTTAAGATCGGGTTAAAAATTCAATGACAAATGTAATAAACTCATTACAAAGCATTTGGCGATATAGTCTGTGATAGAAGCACATGGGAATGGACATTCCTGATTGTGCTTATTCTTCTGGTTTTTGTTTGGATATTTCGCCTTGGGATTTCGAGGCCGAGAAAGTGAGCTTTGGTATTTTGATTTCCTTTATCGTTTTCTTTTCAATATCTATTTCATAAAGTTCATATTTATATTGATTACAATCTGCCGTACAAATATCATTTTTTTCAGATTCATAAATTAACATGGCGGCCTTTTCGGGAGATGAAACAATTTGCTTTTGAACAGGATATAAAATCGGAGTACCAAAACTCCATGTTGTAATAATGACCAATACTAAAAATTTCATCTCAACCTCCAATGATTAAGTTAAAAGGTATTATATTTTTATGGATAGCGACCATGATATTTATAGCGATAAAGATTTACTCAATCATATTCTTAAGAAAATCGCTGTTCTCGAAGCACGATTGAACATACTTGAACGCAAACAACCAGCTGATGCTATCTCCAAAAATTATGTCAAATCTGACATCTTGTGAAACAGGGTTAAATGCTCAGGTTGAGTCAGGCATATTTCCAATGAGTTAAAAAATAAACTGGTCTATCTCCGTTGTCATAGGCCATTCTATGCCCCTTAAATGAACCATGTGAACTTATAGTACAAAAATCGGTCAACCAAACGTGCGACATTTCGCCATAAGCGTTTAAAGCGTTCAGGTTATTTGTAACTATTATCCATTTGTTCTTATCAGGCTCTTTTTCGTCAAATGATATAAATTCTTCTGGTTTCATATCTCCCTCATTAGCACCACCGATAGGTTATAATAATCCATGCTCTGACATTACGCGAATGATTTGTTCTTCGGAACATATACTACATGGATAAATTGTTCCCCAGTTTGATTCACGCCATCCAAATAAATCCTTTGAAATTTCATCCCAGACCAAGAATATCTCAGGAAATAAATACCAATACATCCATTTATCTGGAGGCAAGAAAGCGTGTAAAGAACAAATTTTTGAACCAGTTTCAAAATTATCGTTCCATATTTTTTGTTTTCCAAATGCTTCTTTTATTTCCTTCAATATTGGACTCATAATCCCCCCATGTTGTAGCCAATATGTTGTTTAGTGTAAACCACCCGAAACTATCACGCAGGATCAGGCAGAAATTCTACTTTTAACACTTGTTTATTTTCTACCAATCTGTCTATATAAATCCATTCTGGATCACATTTTGATTTTTCACAACCATTAGGTTCTGGTATGTGAATAATTCCACTCATCCAAATATCATCATTTCCTGGGAGTAAAAAAATATACCCCTCATCCGGTGGGTATTCTGATTCGTCTTCTCCATCAAGACTTAATATATTTTTCCAATCCCAAAACACCCTAACCTTAC